TTGTCAAAACAAATTAATGACGATGATGACGATGGCGAACAATATGACCCAAATAATGTGAAGAAACGTGGTCAGGGACCAAAAATTTCAGTAAACAAGAACAAATGGTAATATACTCGCTTTTAAATTCTTGCTTTTAAATTCTTGCTTTAAATATTATAATCAAGATTTATAAACTTGTTTTCCCTAAAAGGAAAGCAAGATTTACTATTTAAATAAATGATTTGTGATTTATTTAGATAATATATGGAAGTGGATAGGATTTAAACAAAAAATAGACGCAAAAAGACTGTTGGAAAAAATATTTTATATGCGTTATGGATTATAAAAATCTTGCTTTGGGCAATCCCAAAGCGAAAAAATAAAAAGCAATGTTTTAAATCTTGCTAGTCAAGAAGGACAAACAAGTTCAAATGGTGAAAAATTGGGCAGAAACAATAGCAAATAGCAAAAGCTGCTGAATTTGAAAAAATATCAGCTTCAAAAATGTCTAGAAGTATTAAAAACAAAACAGTATTTAATGAAGATTATTATTATAAACTAATTAATACTTAAACTTAATGATAAATATAATATAATGCAGTTTTTACAACGTTTAACCGCTGTAATGTTGTTTTGTAATAATTTGTATGCGCATACAAATACCCGCTTATTTAGTTTCAAACGAATTGGATTAACAATGAAAAAATTTTCCCCAGAAAATAAGTTATATGCACTTTATAAACCAAAAACGTATAATCAAGAACAATACGTAAATGCTTTAAATAATAAAGAAGATAGCATAACTGTTGTTACAGGACCCGCAGGAACCGGAAAAACATTAATGGCATGTAATTCTGCTGTAAACTATCTAAAGGAAAATAAAGTAGATAAAATAATAATCACTAGACCTGTAGTTCCAGTGGAAGAAGAAATTGGATTTTTACCTGGGTCAATGGTAAAAAAAATGGATCCGTGGACTAGACCGATATTCGATATTTTTGAAGAGTATTATACAAAGGCACAAGTAAACAATATGGTTTTAAATGGACAAATAGAGATTTCGCCATTGGGATATATGCGAGGTCGCACATTTAAAAATGCGTTTATAATTGCCGATGAAATGCAGAACAGTAGTCCAAATCAAATGTATATGCTTTTAACAAGAATAGGAGAAAATAGTCGTATGGCAATAACAGGTGATCTAGATCAAAGCGATAAATTAGAAAATAATGGATTAAAAGATTTAATACGAAAGCTAAAAACTACAGAGAATATTAAAAATATAATGCTAGTTGAATTAAATAATGCTGATATACAAAGAAGTGAATTAGTTAATCAAGTCGTGAGGCTTTATGCTAAGCAAGCTCCTGCTGTAATTAATAATAACATAATTAATAACATAATTATTAATAAAATTAATAAAAAAATAAACAATGGAAATAATGATGCTGCATTGATGCCAAGAGGTGATTTATTTAGAAGTCTATAATTCTTTTTGTTATAAATAATATTCTAATTTATATTCATAACAATATTAAGCATATTCTACTTATGATTTCTGATTTATTTTACTAAATATTTATATCTTCAACTTTTAATTCCTAAACTTTTACATTTACATCTTCAAATTTATATTTATATTCTATAATCTTTGCTGCTTTACGCATAACAACTGTATATGTAGATCCAGTATGATGTTGATAATCAATATATTTGTTAATCTCATTTGCAAATTCAGTATGATCAATCATAAAATTATTTTTATGCAATCGTATTATTGTGTTTATATATTTAGAACCTAATAGTTCAATTAGTGAAGCGATATATAATATATTTACAATTGTGGGTTCATCGAGTACAGCTTGAGACAATTGGTTCAATATTTTTTTATTTTCAGCGTAATTAAATTCTGCAATTTCCGCCGAATATTTATAACTATTTACTTCTACATTAATCAACGAAATATCTTCAATTGACTTTACTTTAATTATCTTTGAGTGCATATTGTTTATTTAATATATAATATATATTATATATTAAATACTTTCAATTTTATTATTGTCTTTATGTATCATTTTATATCATAAATTATTTGTTTAATTTAATTTATGATTATATTTATTCTTCCTTCTTAGCAGAAAACGGCCCGGACTTCAATTGCGATTGACCATAATCAGTCTTTCCAACAACAATATTTTCCCCGTCAAAAAGTTCAGACCGTATATCAGCGACAGAAATGGTGTCAGGGTCCTTTGAAGTAATTGTAGTTTCAGTTGTGTTGTTTCCAGCACCAATTAAATTGCCCTCGCTGTCAATATCTTGAGTGACAACATTTCCGTGTTTTTCGGCATTCTTTTTATTTTCTTCAACTGCTTTTTGCTTTGTTTCCTTAACACGTTGCTCAAAGGCGGACTTTGCAATTGTTTCATTCTTCTTTTTCTCCTGAGCAAGTTGATTAAGTTCTTCTTCCATATACTCAACACGACCAGTCTTATATGCTTCAGGTTCCCAAGGAAGCCAAGTTCCAACTGGACCAACATAAACATCAAAACTAGGATCAGCTTCTCTTAAAAGTTTAGCACGTATCTCGGCTTCTTCTTGAGATGCAAAATTGCCTCTAGACTTGAATCCTCTGACAGAAGTTTGAAAGTTATGTTTGACATTGAATTTTTTTTCGAGTTCATCCTCGTCACGATCTAGAAATGTCTTATAATCATCTTCTATGGATGAATTAACAATGGTTTCACGTTCTTCCTTTACAAAGGTTTCAAAATCTTTAATAATATCTTCAAATTGCAATTTGTATTTAAATGAAATAAAATTAAGGAATTGATGAAACTTTTCCATAGACTTGTTCATTTCCCATTGCTTTAGGAATTCTTCAAAATAATACATTTCGCGCTGTTTCAAAGTTTTTTCAGGGGAGATAAAAGACAAACAACCAAAAGCTTGTCCAGCAATAGGCTTATCTACATCTAACAAATCAACATATTTAGGATTAGGCGTTCCGTCTTTCTTCTCCTTTCTCTCAAAGTTCTTTTTAGAAGCGTTATTTTTGCTCATTTATATATTTTAGTAAAATATTGGGTTTAAGTTTTAATTTAATAAAATATAATTTTTTTCTTTTTATTTTATATAAGATGGGTATGTTTGATGTAACTGAACTTATTAAGCGTATTATTAAGTATTTAATTGAGGGTTTGATGGTTGCCATTGCTGCTTTCGCAATTCCAAAACGTTCGTTGAATCTTGAAGAGATTGCTTTAATCGCCTTGACTGCTGCTGCTACTTTTGCTATTTTAGATACTTATATTCCTTCAATGGGTGTAACTGCTCGTTCTGGTGCTGGATTCGGTATTGGAGCCAACCTTGTTGGATTCCCTGGAGGGCTATAAATTGTATCAAAATAAAATTGGATCAAAAGAAGATATTAAGTAATATATTTTAATCGAATTATAATATATTATGGCACAACATAGAAGATCTCGTCGAATGACTTCAATAAAAATGAAAGGAGGTGTTGATACTCCATCTATGCAAGAATTGAATTTATCAGATTTAAATGTAAGCGGACAATCGAATATTAGTGAAGGTAGTATGGATTTAGAACAACAATCATTTGATAATCCGGATTATTCAGGAGATACAACACTAGATACCAATGGTTTGTCAATTGGACAAGACCAAACACTAAATTTTGGAGATATTGATGAAATTAATTCTATTGGAGAAGAAAACGATTTCAATATGGGCGATCTAGACTTGAGTGGTGATGACAGTCCAAATACAACTATGGATAATTCGTTAGGAGGAAAACGAAGATCTAAGAGAAGAACTAACAAAAGAAAATCAAAGAAAACAAAGAAAACAAAGAAATCAAAGAAATCAAAGAAAACAAAGAAAACAAAGAAAACAAGAAAAAGACGCCAATGTGGTGGTGGTTTCACTACAAGCATAGACACAGTTTTAGATAACGATGAACAAGAATATAAAGATTATAAAAATTTAATGTCTAAACAGTAGGAATAAATTCCCAATTTAATTCAACACACATTTTTTTCCATGTTTCGTCTTGTTCAATAAGTTTTTCACGATCCTTTAACAATGGAATATCGTGTAAATATTGATTTTCTTCAAGAAGCTCACAGAATTTAAATAAAACATAATAATAATTTAAAAAGTTAACACGATAATCAGGACAAGTTTTGGCATAAGGTGACTGAATTTCCATAAATAAATTACATAATGTATCTTCTAATTCAGGGCTAAAAACAGGTGGTTTGATTCCAAGTTTATTTTTAATAAATGCGATGTGTTCATAATATTTATTAAACCCAAGTTTCTTAAGAATTTCTTTGGTTTTATAATGTGTTAGTTGCTCAAGGCCAATTCTTTCCTTTTTAATTTGTTGTTGAATTTGTTCAACGACGTCATCGGGAATTTGAGTTGTTTCCTTACCTTGAAACTGTGCCAATATTTCTTTAAAATGATTAATCTTTTTATAAGCATAAAAGCATACTTCTTTTGGAGGTTCTTTATAGCTTGGTTTTTCATTTTCAATTAAATAAGGCACGTTAACGGCACAAAGATTACAAATGAGAACGCCTTCATCGTCAAGTGGAATCATTTCACCTCTAAAACAACTTTGACAAATATCAGTTTCTCTGATAAAAGAGTTCATATCTAAAAAAGATTCATCTATATTGCTTAAATATTTTTGAACAATATTTTTGTTTTTATTTTCAGTAATATTTTTTTCAGTTTCAGATTCGTCTTGTTTAACTTTAAAAATATTAAAAAGCAATTGATTTTTAGATGTGACAAGTTTGCTATTTTCTTCAACATTATTAATATTTTTTTTATTTTCAAAATACTCAAAAATAAATTTAGAATTATCGAGAAAATAATTATTTTTTTTGTCTTTAAGTTCTTTAACAATTTCATTAATTTCCTTGATCCTATCTTTTATTTCCATTATCTGTTCAATTGGAAGATCAGTTTCGTTAGCTAATTGGTTTTTAAGATAATATCTTTCTTCTTTTAACTTAGGAATAGTATCAAATTCATCTTTAATAAAATCGTTAACAAACTCTTTATGCTTACCATCCAACGTGGTAGAATATTTTTTACAAATCTTGATTTTTTTAGTAGCCTTGGGTTTGAATGATGGCATTAATATATATAAACTAATTTAGAAATATTTAATTAGTAATTTTCAAAATTATATAAGCGTATATATGTTGTAATTACTTTTAATGTAAATAAAATTGAAAGTAATTAAAGTTATATAATATAATATAATTAGTTGATGATGTCGTACTTACTTGATAAGATGTTTATTAAAAGGTTTTGTTTACCAATCAATTCGGATATTGAATTATACGAAAATGGATCAATGAATATAAATTCATGTTTGTGCGGACATTATAATCACGTGTCGTGCATCTTGAAAGGGAAAGGGGATAGATTCGAAACGGGCTAGAATATTAAGTTTTGGTATAAATCAAATGGCAGATAGTGATGGAATAAGACCTGGAATTCATGCAGAACATGACGCAATAAATAAATTACAACCATTAAAATATAAAAAAAAATTAGAATCGATTAATTTGTTAGTTATAAGAGTATCAAAAACGAATAAAATCCAATCTAGTAAGCCATGTGGTAATTGTATTGAAAAAATGAAAACATTACCAACTAAAAAGGGATACAAGATACAAGATATTTATTATTCAGATAGCGAAGGAAGTATAATAAAAAAAAGTTTAGAGAGCTTGGACGCCGAAGAAAAACATTATTCTAGATTTTATAGACACAAAAACATATAATAGTTAAAATACAAATATTTGTTTCATTTAGTAAACTAATGGACATAGAAGTAAAATTAGAAGACAAGCAGGTAGAAATAGATAAAATAAAGTTTCAAAAGATGGTTTTTTTATTCAACGCTTTAGATAACGGTTGGTCAATAAAAAAAAGAAAGGATTCTTATATTTTTACAAAAAATCATGAAGGTAAAAAAGAGATATTTGATGAATCATATTTGGCTATATTTATGAAGGATAATATTTCTATTAATAATATATTATCTTAATAATGTAGATGTAAACTGAAAAATGTAATTAAATAAATAAATTAATTAATTAAATTTCCAAAAATTTATTTTCTTTTAGGAATGTATAAAATGGGAGGCGGTTTAATGCAACTCGTAGCTTACGGAGCTCAAGATGTTTACCTTACTGGTAATCCACAAATTACTTTCTGGAAGGTTACTTATCGTAGATATACTAACTTTGCTATTGAATCTATTGAACAAACATTCAATGGACAGGCGGATTTTGGACGCAGAGTCCAATGCACCATCAGCCGAAACGGTGACCTTGCTTACAGAACTTACTTGCAAGTCACTTTGCCCGAGATCAACCAACTTATGGGTATTGCGTCCTTCGCGGCCGGCGTTGGATCTGGTGTTTATGCCCGTTGGTTAGATTTCCCCGGTGAACAACTCATCGCTCAAGTTGAAGTCGAAATTGGAGGTCAACGAATTGACCGTCAATATGGTGACTGGATGCACATCTGGAACCAACTTACCATGACTTCTGAACAACAACGCGGTTACTTCAAGATGATTGGTAACACCACCCAACTCACCTTCATCACCGATCCCTCTTTCTCTGATGTTGAGTCTCCTTGTGACTCCTTGGCTCCTCGCCAAGTTTGCGCTCCCCGTAACGCTCTTCCCGAGACAACCCTTTACGTTCCTCTTCAATTCTGGTTCTGCACCAACCCTGGTCTTGCCCTTCCTTTGATTGCCCTTCAATACCACGAGGTCAAGATCAACCTTGATATCCGTCCTATTGATGAGTGCTTGTGGGCTGTCACCACATTGAACTGCAAAACAAATCCCT